CATCATTTGCTGTTTCAGTTTTATCTACGTTAAACCATATGGGTTCATTTGGATTTGGCATTTATAGCTCCTTTTAAAAATGTTGTCCACGCAGATGCTTGCTTAGGCCAAGAATAATATATCTGTGTATAATTAGATTGAGTAGTTAAGTGACTATGTATTTGTGGCTCGTGTAAAGTTTCTGCTGCAGCAGCAATACCGTATGCAAATTTTTCAGCTAAAGCTTTATAGTTATTATCATAAGGAATATACATTGGAAACTCTGCTCCTGTTTCAAATAGAGCTCCATAATCAGTTACTATACTATATAGGCCCGCAGACATTGCTTCTAATAAAGAAATACAAGAAGTCTCTTCAAAGATACTAGGATAAACATACATATTATAATCTTGTAAATGCTCTCTAATATATTCGTTTGGTTTGTATCCAATATAATTTACATTAGGTAAGGACTTTGCTTGATCATACAGTGCTTTATAGTTGTGATCATTTTGTTCATGAAACTCTTTACCATATACTTCACATGAAGAATAAACATCTAATGTAATTAAAGGATTCTTAACTAATTGCATTGCACCCAATAAAACAGATAGTCCTCTCCAGGGAGTATTTTGATGAATTATTCTAATAGGCTTACCTTTTTTATAATGTGGAGATTGTTTTATTTTTTCAACTCCATTTTTAATAACCACACATTTTTCAGTAGGAATACCGAACATCATTCTAAACTTTTCATAATTCCAATGAGAATTAAAAACATACCAATCGTATCTATGATGATTAGCTTTATCTTTAAACCATGGATATAAATTAGGTTGATCGTAGGAATTTTTTTGCCAAAGTACATTAAGTTTATTGGGATCTATAGGTACTTTACCGGGTACACTAGTACAAATCTGTACTTGATCTAATAAATTTTTATCTACGTATTGATGTAAAAAACCAAGTTGTAATTCGGTTCCTCCTTTAGGTGTTTTATTTTTCAATGACATAAGCTACTGTAATCCTCCAATAAGGTAATTGTTTTTTAAGCTCTTGTGATTTATGTAAAAATTCTGAATCAAATAAAACAAAATCACCTGGTTTGTATTTTATAACTTTTCCTTCTATATTTAATTCTCCTCCCCACGTCTCCGCCCACTGTGGAGTTAAAAAACCAACGATACTATATCTATTTGCTTTATCCGTATGAAACTCTGTATAATGATTATCGTTTTGAGCATTTAAAGATAAGCTATCTATTTTTATTGAAAGGGTAAAATTATGCTGTTCTTTTAATTTTTGATTTATTCTATCTAACATACAACGAAAATATCCTATCCAATATTGATCATTATAATTAGTTTTTCCATTAACTATAAAAGAACAACCTGGAAAACGACCTCCTAATGTTACATCAGAAGATCTATTTAAATTCCACATATGGTTACCAATAAGAGCCTCATAGAGGTCAAACATATCAGTAGTGTCTAAAACATTATTTATTATTTTTAACATTATTATTCATTACTTTCTGAAATACATCTAATCCTTTCGGTGAGACTTGAACTGTAACATCTGTTACAATATCAGGACCTTCTAATTTTTGTTTAGAAGTTTCACCTGTCTTTGTGTTCCTATAAATGGTTATAGTTGTACAATCGATCTTATGTATATTATCCGTTTTCATTCTCTCTGTTTATAAGCGCATAGCTAACTACTACTTCAAGTTTGTCGGCTGTTTCTGCTTGCGCTTTTATAGCATCTCCTGCTTCTAAATTCAACCCCTGTTCTGCAGCGTTGATTGTGCTTGAAGCAGGTATATCCTTTCTAAAAAATTCTACATTTGTACTAGCAGAGGAATCTCTTAAATCACAGTTAACTAATACGGCTCCGGTACTATTATTAGATACATATACAGATTTTATAATAGCAACAGCTGATGTAGATATAGTTAAAACAGTTGTCATAGCTGTTCCATCTAATATTTTGCTAGCGTTTTGATATTGTATTGTCATGATAAAAAGTAATTAAAAGCGTCTTGTTCATTTTTTAAATCTTCTTGAAAAGAAAAATTAAGTTGTTGTTTCATAGTAGTCATAGACTCAATAATTTGTCTTTGATTTTCTACATCATATTCTTGTTTTGGTTCAGGTATATAGTTAGTTAGTTTAGCCATTACGCTCTGTTTATTTTTCTTAATGTTTTAGCAAATCTAGCTCTTTGACCTAACTTGCCTTTTGCTTTAGCTGCTTTATTTAATTTATCTAAAGGTATCTTTTCGCCTTTTTTAATATTTAAAGCCTTTCTTAAAGAACCAGGTTTTTTAATTGCTTTTTTAATGTTTAGTCTTTTTGTCATTATCTTCTCCCGTCTGGTTGAGCATCCATTCTAAAACTACCATAACGCCATGTTTCACCTGCAGCATCGTTTTCTATTTTTAAAGATAGTAGTCTTCCTCTCGCTCTAGTGTCAACTTTATCAGTGGTAGAAGTTATTGTAAAGGGACCTAAAGGTGAGCTTGATTGAGCATCTGAAGGGTAGTCCGATATAAATAAAGTTACTTTAGAATTACCCACTAAAAATTTATAGTCTGGCATAAATCTTTTCATTGACATAAATATTTCACCATCATCAATATCAAAATCTCCAGATCTTATAAATGCATCAATAGAAGTTGTACCTGAGCTATTAACTTGATCTGTTCCTACTTCATGAGCATAGTAAATACTGGCTCCATATAAATTCGTAATTCCTAATATATCTGGAAACACTGGAGTAGCCGTAGCTTCATAATCAGTTGCGTAAGGTTTTTCAAAGACACCTTGATCCGCATAAGTAGTTCTATCTAAAGATGAAGTAGTCCAAACATTTTCTTGATAGTTATAGGTTACACATCTATCTACTTGAGTAGATCCTGATTTAGGATAAAACCAATTTACTTCAGTATATAAAGAATTAGGTGAAGAAAAAATTACATCAGATGAACTAAAGTTAAGACCTAAATTTCCATTTTGTGTTGTAAATACAAAATCTTCTACTAAACAAGGGAGAGCTTTTACAGTACCGTCATACATAAAAAATCCGCCTTCATTAGACATCCAATAAACTGCTCCGTTAACATAAGAAGCTGCGTGTTGACCTATACATCCACAGTTAGTACCAACTTGTCTAACACTAAAAGTAAAAGGTGGGCCTACAAATTGAATTACATAAGCTGCAAGATCTGTTAATACAAATACATAATCTTTACCTTGAAGAGCAGCTCTAATTTCATTACCCGTATCAAGTCTAAATGTTCCTGCAGTATTTGTGGCAGTAGGTAAATAAGTATTTAAATTTTCTTGGTTTGAGAATCTTACAAACATAGGATCTTGTGTCGAAGCACTGCCAATAGTTGTTTCTGTTCCAAAATGAAATAAATGTCTGTCTCGATCAGACACTAATGTAAATCTGCTTGTATTTGGATTACTCGTTGTTACGAAACCTGATGTAGATTGTGATGCTCGAATAGTTCGAGCTCCGGATGCTCCAGCATCCCAAGTAAATGTTTTACCATTAAATATAGTTGCAACTAAAACTTGACCAAAATTATCAAGACTCCAATTACCTGGATCTAAAATTACATTACTTACTGTTCTTTCAGTTCCCCACGTAGAGTCTCCCCATAAATAAGTTCCCCAACCATAACCTATGGTTTGAAAAGTTGGCCCTACTTCAACATAAGGATTAACAGTTGCAGCACCTACTGCAGTCATACCTGAGCCTCCTTCATTTCTAGAAGCTAGTATAGTAAATTTATCTATATCTGGAGTTGTTTGTATTTCATAAACTTTTTCTAATTCTGATGCTGTGTAGTCTGAGGCACCTGTAACGGTCACACCAGATAATGTTACATATCTTCCTTTAGCTAAACCATGAGATCCTTTATTGATAGTCACAGTATTTGAACCATTAACAGTTGTTATAGTGCATCCTGTAATCGCTGTATCTAACGGCGTAATGTCATAAAAATCATTACCGTAATACACAAACAAACCTTGAGAAGTTCCAATTGCAGCATAACGTTCTCCTGCTAATGAAGTCCAAGTTAACTGCGCTCTAGCTGCGCCAGGTAATGTTTTAGATGCAGCAGTTAATTGTTCCCATCCACCTATTTTTTCAGGTGCAGTATATCTAAAACGTACAAAATCACCATCTACCCACTGTCCCGGTAGAGCTGAAGGTACACTTTGTTTATTAAAACCAGGTGCAAAATCTACTTTTTTTAAGGCCATAATTGTGTTATATAGTAATTTTTAAAAGAATGAAAGTCACAATATAATGAGATTATCTTATTCAATACCGAATAAATTATGGTGGATCCATGATTTTTTAGATCAAGAAAATTACAAAGGTATCCACAATGCTATTTTTAAAGAACGTGGAAAAATAAATTTACATTCTGTTGAAAAGGAATGGAACAAGACACTATACGATAACATTAAAACTATGCCTGAAAGAGTAGGAGTATCTGACTATCCTCCTTTTGAAACGTTAAAAAATTTAATTAGAAAAAATGATATTTTTACATTACCTGCAGGTATGGACATGAATACTAATATTCATTATTTGAAAAAAGACTCCGGTATAAATTGGCATAATGATGGAGGAGCAACTTACGGAGCTACCTGGTATTTAAACAGAAGATGGCATCCACAATGGGGAGGAGAGTTTATGTTTAAAGATTCAGCTGGTCACGGCTTTATACCTCCAACTGGAAATAGTTTGATTCTGGTTAAGTCACCCTTTGAGCATAAAGTTAATACTGTTTTAAGTCCTTTAATTCCTAGAATTACTGTACAATTATTTATGAAAGCATCAACATCATGAATTATTTAGAAGCAATTGTTGAATTAAAAAATATAATAGACCCCAACTTTATTAAAAGAATAATATCTTTAATAGATAAAAAAGCTAAAAATCCTTTACCTATTTCTAACGAAGTAGATAACGAAATTAGAAATGTAAAAGGTTACTCTTTAAATTTTGATACTCCTACAAATCTTTTTTATTGGAACTATATAAAGACAGAAATAGAAAGACTTTTTGTTTTTTATAAAAGTAAGTTTCCCATGATAAATGCTACAAAAATACATCAAATAGATTTATTAAAATATAATTCTGGTGGTAAATACAACATACACATAGACTATGCTCGTGAGTTACCTAGAAATCTTAGTATTATTCTTAATCTAAACAATGACTATGAAGGTGGAGAACTATCTTTTACTGATCAAACAGGTAAAGAAATTAAATCATTAAAACTTGGTAAAGGATCTGTTGTATTTTTTCCTAGTAATTTTTTATATCCTCATTTAATTAAACCTATTAAGAAAGGTAAAAGGTATAGTATAGCAGCATGGCTACAGTAAAATTTAAATTAATTAAAAATTTTTTTTCAAAAGATGAATTAAAAATGCTTCAAAAGTATTGTTATAACAGATTAGACTTTAACAACTACAAAGGAGATAAACAAACTGACTCTCCTTCTTTTTATTATGATCCTATGATGATGGGGTTGTTAGATATAAAATTACCTTTAGTAGAAAAAGAATCTGGTTTAAAATTGTTTCCTACATTTTCATATTGGAGATATTATGTTTTTGGAGGCAAACTAGCTAAACATATTGATAGACCTTCTTGTGAAGTATCTGTAACAGCTTGTATTAAAAAATATGATAACTGGCCTATTGTAATAGAAGGACAAACATATGAATTAGAAGAAGGAGAAGGATTATTGTATGCGGGGTGTGTTCAAGATCATTGGCGTCCAGGTACATATAAAGGAGAAGGAATGGCACAAATGTTTGTACACTATGTAGATCAAAATGGTCCTTTTACTCATCACGCTTATGATAAATTTTTAAAAAGTGTTAACTATAAAACAGGTGCTGAAACAAAAGATGGAGAAATAATAAAAAAAGAAAGATTAAAATGGAAACAAAAAAATTAATAAATAAAGATGCTTTTGATATTTTATATGAAGAAGCAACTAAAGAATCTGCAGATTATATAAAAAAATATATTTCTGAAGTTATAATTACAGATGGCGGTTGGTGGAATGTAGCTCTTTCTAAAATAGAAGTAGAAGGATTATGCATGGAACTAGGAGTATACGAAGGAACAAGTATTAATTTTTTTTCTAAAAATAAACCTAAAAAAACTTGGTATGGTTTTGATAGTTTTCTAGGGTTTCAAGAAGATTGGAAAGGAGGATATTTTTCAAAAGGAGATTTTTCTTTAAAAGGAAAACTACCTTTGGTTAATAACAATGTAGAATTAATTAAAGGGTATTTCAAAGATACTCTTCCAGGTTTTTTTAAAGGAATGGATAAATTTACTATACTAGGTTCTAGATATGAAATACAAAATATTTCTTTCTTACATGTTGATTGTGATACTTATGAATCTACAATAGAAGCTCTTAATATAATAGGTCCAGAAAGATTCGTTCCTGGCACAAGAATTTTATTTGATGAATATATTAGTTATATAGGTTGGAGATGTGGTGAATTTAAAGCTTGGCAAGAGTTTGTAAAAAATAATAATTTAAAGTATAAATATGAACTATTTGGTTTGAGACAGGCATTAGTTAAAATAATATAAGGAGAAAATTAGAATGGAAAAAAAAGTAGATATAAACAATTTTATTGGAGTTTATGATAATTTTATTATGCCTGAAGAATGTAATAAAGCTATTCAGTTATACGAAGATCAAGATAAATTTAATAAAACAGTAAGTAGAATTGGTTCACAAAACAAACCAACAACTGAAATGCAAGATCAAGCATATTTTGCAAACCAAAGTAATATAGATGTTTGGTGGGAAGAATTAAAACCAATAATGTTTAATTTTGACATTGCTTTTAAGCTTTATCTAAAAACTACAGGTGCTGAAGATGTTTTTGGAGTTCCCTCTTTTCACTATACAAATTTAAAAATACAAAAAACATTACCTACTGAAGGCTATCACGTTTGGCACATTGAACATGGCCCGGGTTATCATAATGAACCAAGAGCATTTGTTTTTTCTATATATTTAAATGACGTAGAGGAAGGAGGAGAAACAGAATTTTTACATTTTTCAAAAAGAGTAAAACCTAAAACAGGTAGAATAGTTATTTGGCCATCATCTTTTCCATATCTTCATAGAGGAAATCCACCTTTATCAGGTAAAAAATACATAATAACTTCTTGGATGATGTTAAGATAAATGAGGCAAATAAATAAAAGAATTATTGTTGAAGATAATTTTTTTGATAAAAAAACATTAAATTCAATTCATTATGAATTAATGACAAATAATTTTACCAATAGAATGGCTGATTATGGCAATGTTTATGGTAGAGAATATTTTCAAGTTAAATTAAATCCAACTCATCACATAGCTCAATTAACTATGAAAAATTTAAGAAAGTTGTTTAATTTAAAATGCACTGACATAAATTCTCAGTATGTATTAACAACAAAACACTCTGAAGCAAAACCTCATTGTGATTTTCTTTATGAATTTAATTGCTTAGTTTATTTAAAAGGAAATTCTATAATTAACAATGGAACTGGTTTTTATGATAAAATTAATAATAACTATCAATTAAATACGCATATAGGTTTTAAAGAAAATAGAGCAATTATATTTGATCCTCTTGTATATCATTCATCTCTTCAATGGAATGAAGATGCTGGACCTAGATATGCTATGTTAAATTTTGTTAATCTTATTAAGAAGAATAAGAAGTAGGTCTTGCACCTTTTCTAGCTATTTGATCGGATTCACTTTCAGTAGAAGCAACTGTTCCATCATCATTATATGTAGTAATAACATCTGCATCCCAATTAGCTTGTAATTGTGCTAAATGAGCTACGTCCCATCTATTTGAAAACTGACTAATGTCTCCAATGTTTGCCGCAGCATATGATGAGTGAGGTGTGCTATCTCTGTATTCTACTTCATCAGAAGTATTAGAAGCGCCATATTGAATAGCCCAAAGATTTGAAAATTCTCCTTGGTTCCAAAAAGAATCATCAGAAATAACATATCCAATTCCTTCCGAAGCACCTTCAGCATGATTTTTAATTATCATTTTGTCATCAAATACTATCGTCCAATTTCCTTTGCTTGCCATTTTTTCTCCTAAGTTTTTATAATATAAAGAATTGTTAAATAAGGTTGTAAGACTGAACCATTACCACTACCCGCACTACCAGAAAAAGTTGCGCTCATGTTGTGAGAGTGACCACTACCACTTCCGGCACTACCAGTATTACTATTTTGTGTAACTGAAATTTGGGGATAAGAAGGAGCAGATCCACCTCCACCAGCACCTCCTGGGTGGCTGTGAGATGCAAGTTGTGCAGTTGATAAAGTAGCATTAGCAGTTGAACCTCCAACGTTTCCAGCAGGAGTAAATCCTATGTTTACAGTATTAGCTCCACCTGTTGATGCTAAAGCTTTGTTGTTAGATTTACCGACAGCTACATTATCTGTTAAATTTGGTACGTTAAAAGTTGATGCGCCATCTCCAGATCCATAAGTTGTAGATACGATTGCAAATAAAGCAGAGTAAGTTGATCTTGAAACTGCTTGACCATTACATTCTAAAAAACCTGTTGGCACTGAAGCAGAAGACCACGGCACAAT